CTTTTTCGACGCTGACTCGTCCGCCCGCGAGCGTGATAAGCGGCATGTCGACGACGAACCCGGCGTTCAGTTGCGACGCAATCAGGTTGAAAGACACGTCGGCATTGTTGCGCACGGCTTGAACCGCTGCGATAGTTTGGAAGTACGGCGAAAGACTTCCGCTAACTTCGAAGTCAGCGGCCGAAGTGTCGAAACCGCCGAGAACGCCGATAGCCTTATTGGCTTTCACGCCGTTGTTGATGACGATCTTCGCTTCGGTGACGTAACCAAACAGCGGCGACGATTGGCCCAGGATCGCGACGCGTTGTCGGAAGATGTCCGACGACGTGTTGTAAGCTTCTTCGCCGGGGGCTGAAACTCGCGTGCCGGCTTTTACGCCTTGCGTGCCGGTGCGGGTTTGTTCGTCGAGTGCGACGAACGTCAGATCGACGTTGATTTTATCGGTTTGCGGAACGTTAATCGTCAGCTCATTCGGAACAGCGCCGACGAGAACTTGCGATTGCGTACCGGAACCGTCATCGCCGAGTTGCCGTTCGACTTGATACGAACGGCGTTTAATTAGCGAACGAACGTTTTCGTTCTTCAGGAACGTGCCGAAGAAGACACGAATTGTTTTCGTTGCACCGGCATCCGTGAGCGGGGCGCCGGTAAATTCTTCCAGCGTGATCGATTTCGCGGCGATGGAAGAAATACGTCCATAAAACGGCGTTCCCGTTGCGAACTTTTCGGCGGCACCGTCGCCGCCGACGAACAACCATTCGCCCAAGTTAAGTCCCATCGTCGTAAGGTCGGCGGCGGTTACGGCCAAGGTCGCGACGGTTCCGTTTACGGTCAACGTTGCGTCGCCCGCTGCGAATTGCCAGCCGACCGCGTGAAGCTTTGCGGCGGCGGGCGGGGAAGCTTCGACGGTTAGACCGCCAACAGTTACGCTACCGGCCGCGCTTGCCGTGACCAGTTTCAGGCCGTTGTTGCCCGAGTTGGTGAACCCGCTTGCCAAGATCAGATGGTTCGCCAGGAACGAGCCCAAGCCCGACGCGGCGTTGTATTTGGTTGCGTCGGCGCTGGTGATCGTGACGCCAACCGCGCCGGTAATCGGGGCGGTCGTCGGTTTCTGGCGTGCGTCGGCGAAGAAGAAGCCTTGCAGCAGCCGGGTAAGGTTCGATTGCGTCAAGTCTTGATTCAACCCGCCCGATGCGTCCAGATCGGTCGTCGAACCTTTCCGGCGCTGGCGGTCGCCGCTAATCGGCGCGCGTGCGACGGTTGTAATGTTCGAACCGTAGTCGCTGTAGGAGTTCGGCTCCAGGCCGTACCATACGGCCTGGGTTTCGTCGCTAACGCCGTTCGTAACTACGCCCGGCAGAACTTTAAGCGATGATTCTTCAGCGTACGCGGCCGAAGTGATGTTACTGTCAATCTTATTCGGAGTCGTCATATGTGCCCCTTTTACCCTAATTCGTCGTATTCAAATTCGGCCACGACGTTAAACCGTATTGCGCTGTTTTCGGGCGGCAATTCCTGTACGCGGGCGTTACGGAACGTAACTTTACCCGAAGAAAGACGTTTACGGAAAGCATTTTTAAACAGGGTCGCTAAATCACCGCCCTTTTCGTTCGCCGTAACGTCGTATTGTGGGCAAAATAGCTGAACGTAAACCAAACCTGTTACCGTAAACAGCCGCAAGTTATCTTCGCTGACGTTGCCGCTTAATGCTTTCTGATGTTCGTCGGCCGTGACCGTGGATGCGCGGCCCCAATAAATAGACGAATCCGGCGTATTAGTTTCAACGCCGGGCCATACCATGTTGAAGTTATTGGCCGAAATAATCGTAGCTGCATCAGGTAAGACCGAACGAATTCGCCCGAATATTTCATCGATTGCGGCTTTGCGTGTTGTGCTCATAACGTTAAATCGATGTAATACATGATGGCTTGACCGTTGGGCGATAGCGGCCGAATCTTTGAAACGTTAAGCGTTTTATTGCCGCGAACTACGAAGTCTTTTAACGACGGTTCGAAATCAACGGCGTGCATGATACAGTTTTTCATAACCGTCGTTTGAACTTCACCGCTTTTGTCGTAGCTTGTAACCTCGTCGGTAAACAAGATCGAAACGTCGGTCTCTGTAACGGCAACGCCGGTCGGACGCCAGGGTGTCGTGCTGTCTTCGGCCGCGCCTACCGACCGCCATACGACGGATTCGCCGGCCGCTTCAATATCGGCTTTTGCCGATGCCATTTCGTTGTCGTAAATGCCCACATTACACCCGCACGGTGGATAAGGTCCATTCACCGCCGCTTGTCTTGAACAGCGGTTCAAGCAACGAATCGACAGCCGGGATAGAAGGGCCGTACGACGGTTCGAAATATTCGGTTTCCATCGGGCCGACCTTTTTACGTTTGATTCGGTCGCTTACAGCGTGCAAATCGACGCCCGACGCGAGTTCAATAACCAGCCTGCATTGCGCGTCTTTAAGTAATTTCGGAATTGCGGTCGCGTCGATTGGGAATCCGTCGATATAAACGTCTTCGCGAGGGAACTGCAACGATTGCGCAATCGATACTTTCGATCCTTGGTAGTTGCTTCGTTTCGACTCCAAATAATCGGTTGCGCTTACGATCAGAAATTCGATTTCAGGGTCGGTGTTATCGAATGTGATTCCGCGCGCACTGGCAAATGCGCGCACGTCACTCGTCGTCACATACGAATTTGCATCTTCGATGATTGATCCGTCTTCGATAATGATTGTCATACTCTGCCTTTTAAAGCTTGAATTCTAACAGGAAATACGGAACTTATCGAATCGTAGTCGCTTTAATGACGCGCGGGCTTTTACGAATTATTCGAGGGAACGTAGCTTTTAGCGTTAATCGCAATCCTGAAGCAACGTATTGATACGCCGAAGCCGTGGACGTTCCGTATGAATGACCGGCACTTGAACGAATCATTTGCGTAATCGCGATTGAATATACACCGTTAACCGAAATGCCTAAACCTGTCGCAATTCTGATTCCGCACCCGGTCAAACTAGCTACGCCACTTGCCATGCCAACTGTGCTACGAATAGCGCGACCAATACCCAGCATAGTCGAAGCACCAAAAGCTGAGCCCTGCGCGCTTTTATAATTTCCGCTTGACGTACCGTAAACGTCAGACGAAGCGTACGTATTTGCAATGCTGACGGCAATTCGTCCGCCAACTGCATTTGCCGCACTTGCACCGTAATCAACAGCCGTCGCAACAGCGATTCGTCGCCCTAAACCTGTCGATATTGAGTTTGCCGAAGCTACACCGATTGTAAGCGCGATGCGTTGCCCAATTAAGGCGGACGATGCAGCTGACGTAACAACTCCGACAGCTTTAGCGATACAGCGCCCGACGCCAATTGCAATCGAAGAACCGTTGATTACACCAACTGTCGAACCAACGTCAAATGCCCCGCTATCAAATGCCCCGCTATCAAATGCGCTTGCCATTAGAGAGTGACCGCCAATTCAAACACAGCTTGACGGCTATCGTCGTCGATTCGTAACGATGCGCATAACGACAGAATTAGCGGATCGTCAGACACGAAAACTGGTGCGCGTTGCCATCCCATGCGCACAAGAATATCAGGGGAAGCGTTGGCCGCAGCGTCGACCGTTTCAAGCATTCCGTTTCGGTCGAGCGCTTGAATAAGTTGCCACGATGTGACGTAAATGCTAGGGTGGGCCGGGCCGTCATCCACGATCTGCGGGCCGTTTCCCTGCGCGAGCCATGCGGCGTACGCCTCGTATTCGGGGGTGCTGTCGTCGAGAGGGATTACCGTATCCCCAAGTTTCAGGACGCCGGCACTTGTCAACGTGTACATGATCAGGAATCCGTTTCGATATATAGCGACATAATGTCGATGGTGATTACCTGGGCACTTGCGCCAGCTACGACGTTATATTGTGGATGCATCAGCGTGTTCGAGGCCGGGATGTCGGACGTGAACGTACCTGATGCGAAATCACCGGTGTTCACCCGCGTAACAGCCCACTTGACGGTTGTTGAATTTGGCGGAACGTACATCACAAGTTCGTACACGTCGACGCTTTGCGTCGTGCATGGGAAGTTCGCGCCCAGGTCAGTTTTCGTGGCCGTCCCAGTACCGTCGTTGCTGAAGATTGACCAGTTCGTATCCCCGCCGTCATAGCCGATACCGATGATATTTACCGCCGATGAAGTATTGATTGCCCCCAACGCGCCGGTTCCCGCCACCATGCCGACAAATGCGCGACCGTCAGTGATTGCGGCGGAATTTGCGATACCGAAGCGGCTGATGTAATGAAATCCGCCCATACCGGCTGACGCGCCAAAGAAAAACTGCGCGCTGCTCGGTTTTACGGTGTAGCTCGAATTTGAACTAGCACCGGTCGAAAAGCTTACGCGCCGTATGCTTTGAAAAAGATTCGTGGTTGAGACGTTCTTTGAATTGCCGGTTTGCGCTGGCGGTAGCATTCCAACTGCGGTCAGAGTCGTGCCGTTACCGCTCGGGATCCAGTATGCAGATCTACCTCGCCCGATATGCGGTTGAAGCGCGGCGACGAGACCATCGCTGCCGATCACGGCGGGCAAGGCTCGACCGGCGAGACTACGTGCGAACAGCCCAAGCTTGCCGGAAGCGGGCGACGACGGAACGTCGGTGCGGGTCGCCATCGTCACGCCATCGGAATCAATGACGTGATCGGCGTTCCAGTCATCGCCGCCGACTTTACTTGAGTCGGACGACGCGCCCGCCGCCGATGTTTTAGCATGCTTGAGGGTCACGGTTTAGTCTTCCGTCACGGTGGATTCTTTAGCAATACGCGGGATGGTGCCCACAGTCATGGCGATGTTCGGCGTGATGGCGCCGGAATACAGGCGCTTGCCCGCACCGCTCGCGGCCGTGCCGATGGCCCAATGCGTGATATCCGAACCCGGTGATGCCGTACACGCGGGGAAGTCTTGATCTGCGACCGGGCTTACGCTGTTACCCGTTACGGTGAAACCACCCGTCGTACGTGCGACAGCTTTTCGCGCATAGCCGGTGTACGCCGTTTCGTTTGTGGTTTGGTCGCCGGTTTCGCCGGGGTCGCCGACATGCAACGACAGATACAAACTACCCGCCGCTGCGCTCGGTTGCAATCCGCTTGCGTCGCCAATACCGGCGATTGCGGTATTGTTGAACACGAGTTTCATCCAATCGTTTTCGAAAGTGTCAGATTTGCTCATTTTCGACCCCGATTAGGTGTTAGCGGTCCAGCCCGCGGCGGCAGGTTGCGGCGCCGGGGCGGATTTGGCTTTGCCGGTCGGTTGAGCGGCCGGGGCGTCAACGACGGTTTCGCGGGCTTGCGCTGCGGCTTGTGCGTTCTGGCGAGCCTTCGACAGCCGTTCTGAGTTTGCGTCCATATACGCTTCGATAGCCTTGCTGGCTTCAGGGTACGCTTCGGCGTACCTGGCCGGCACCACACCTGCGACACCGTCACATTCTTCCAGCGCGCCGGCATGGTCGCCGAATTCGGCGTTGCGGAACCTGACGTTGGGGCCGAACTGCATTGCTTCGGCCTGTTCTTCTTCGGTAGGGACGGCAGTTGCGATAAAAAACAGAATTACGGGAAACTTTTTGAGCATGATTACCTCAGAATATAATGGTCGATACGAATACGGGGCCGTTAAGCCCCGTATGTTAGATCGCTACTGCGGCTGATTAGTTGGATTTCAGCAGAACGCCGGCAAGGTCTTTGTTGTCGGTTACGATCTTGTCCCAGTTCGTAGCCGTCGCCAGTGCCGCGTCATTCGGCGACTTGCCGCCGTTCGTCTTGTCCCACGTGAAGCCCTTGATGCCGAGTTGGTACGACCATTCAGCCTGGAACGTGCGCTTGATATTCTCGTCGCCGTTCGTCGTTTGGATGTTGTCGGTATAGTCGTTGTTCTGATGAACTTCCAGACCGCCCGGCGCGAGACCCAGCGTGTAATACACGTTCGGCGTGCCGGCCACGACGAGACCCGGCGCATCGGTCACGACGAACAGCCGGCCGAACGGGTCGGATACGACGTTGATGGTGCCGTATTTGAACAGGTTCGCGGCGTTGGCGATGGCGGCGCCGTAGAAGTCGGCCATACCCTTCGAATGCATGACCCATACGGCGATGTCGCCGGAACGGTCGCCGAACTTGAACGCCGTGTTGTTCAGGGCGGTCGCGTTGACGGTTTTCACCGTGTCGGCTGTTGCGTCGTAGATGATGGCCGATTGGCCGGAAAGTGCGACGCGACCGGCCGTCAGTGCCGTGTTGAGCATGTCGGCCATGGTATCGATGGCCAGTTGTTGACCCATTGCGGCGGCTGCGACTTCGGGATTCATTTGAATCCATTTGAACTGGCCGGGGTCGAGTTCGACAGGCGGCGTGCCGGCTGCAACCTTCACCATCGCATCGGAGATATGCGCCAGCTTTTTAGACGATACGGCGCCCGAGCCATATGCGTTACGACGGCGAACCAGACCGCTGATTTTTTGGAAGAACGCGACTTCGTTAAAGTCGCCTTGATGGGCTGCGGATTGCAGGACGATTGCGCCGTTCGATGCTGCGTTGAACAGATCGATTTGTTGACGCAGCACTTCGGTAGAAGTGCTGTACAGTTGTTCGGAAAATACTGCAAGATCGGAAAGTGCCACGATGAACCCCTTTATTAAGCGTTAGCCGATTCACGTTGCGTTTTCATGTATTCCGCCAGTTGGGGCGGCGACATTTTCGCAAGGTTTGTCTGCTGATTGTTTTGGTTTTGCGCGTTGGGATTCCCGTTGCTAGCAAAGTTCGGTTTGCCGGCATTGCCGCCCGAAGCTTTACTACCGATAATGATACTAGAAAAATCCTTGTTGGCAACAAATTCTTGCTTCAAATCATCCAGACTCGCCGCCGAAACTTTGCCGGCACCGTCGAGAATGCGCAACGTCGGTGCGTCGCCTTCCAGATCGGCCGACAGCCGGGCGCGAATATGCGGCAACAGCAG